AGCTTCTTGTAATTTGAACCATACACTTTTCTTTTGTTCTTTTGGTTGTTCTGCCATAAATAAATAACTACCTAAGTTTGGGGAGATAGCGTTATAAGCTAATCATAGGTAGTTATGGCAAACTTAACAAATCTAGCTATGTTTGGAAAGTAACACATTACTTTTATGTTAAAGATTCTAAAGCCAATACTGCTAAAATTCTTCTCTACGACTGCTGTTAAAAGGTTAGTAGTGGACTTGCTTCGTGCTATTTGTAAGCAGACCTCAAATACATTAGACGACAAAGCTGTAGATATGTTGGAGTATCAGTTGTTTCCCAAGCAAAACTGATGGAGCATAGAGATTTTTTTAAGTTACTTATAGGTGAACCACCACCAGAAATACAATTTGAGATTGAACTACAAATAAGAGAAGCTAATGAATTACCTGATTCTTTAATTAGACAACATTGTTCTAATCTTATAAAACATAATCGTTTACAAGACTTTTTATTAATGGCTGCTCTTGCTCGTATTTCAGATGCAGAAGCTAAATTATACAGAGCAGAAAAGAAATTAAAAAATGTAAATGCCTTTAATAAATCCAGTATTTACAATAAAGTTATGTATGTTTTATTTGGCAAATCAACTAAAAAATGATTATATTAAACAAAAACCTACAGATATGACTAACAAAGATCTTAAAAAGTTAGAAGGTTTACATGGTGCTTTAACTGATAAATTATTAGAAATAGTAACAAGTGGTGATGCTAAAGCTGGTGATCTAAATGTAGCTAGACAATTTTTAAAAGATAACGGTATTGAATGTATTCCTACACCTACTAATGGTATGGAAGATCTGATGTCAAACTTACCAGACCTAGAAGCGATACCTGCTAGTGAATTATAATTGCAACCTCTACCAGAAAAACTACACGACTTTAGATATTTCCTAATCTTAACTTGGAGACATTTAAGCTTACCTGACCCTACACCAGTTCAGTTAGATATTGCTGAATACTTACAACATGGCAATAGACGTAAAATCATACAAGGATTTCGTGGTGTAGGTAAAAGTTGGATTACATCTACCTATGTAGTGTGGAGACTTCGTATGAATCCACAGCTTAAATTCTTAGTTGTCTCAGCTAGTAAAGAAAGAGCAGATAATTTTAGTACTTTTACTATGAGATTAATAAATGAAATGCCTTTATTATCTGGATTAATACCACAAGACCATCAACGTAACTCAAAAATAAGTTTTGATGTAGCCCCTGCAAAAGCCGACCACGCACCTTCTGTTAAGTCTTGTGGTGTATTAGGTCAAATGGCTGGTTCAAGAGCAGATGAAGTCATTGCAGATGACGTAGAAGTACCAAATAACAGCTTTACACAACCTATGAGAGATAAACTTGCTGAAGCTGTTAAAGAATTTGATGCCATATTAAAACCTAACGGTAAAGTTACATTTCTTGGTACACCACAAGTAGAAAATAGTTTATATCTAACACTAGAAGAAAGAGGTTATGAAACTAGAATCTGGACTGCACGTTATCCAGACTTAAAAAATAACTATGGAGATAGACTTGCTCCTAAATTAGCTGAAAGGCTTGCTAATGAGACTGTAAGCCCTAAAGATCCTGTTGACCCACAAAGGTTCTCTGATATTGATTTGATGGAACGTGAAGCGTCCTATGGACGTTCTGGGTTTAATTTACAGTTCATGCTTGATACTACTCTCTCAGATCAAGATAGATACCCTTTAAAACTTCGTGATCTTGTTATTAGTTCTATTAACCAAGAATTTGCACCAGAAAAAGTTATTTGGTCTAACAATCCAGAATATGTCATCCAAGATTTACCTTGTGTTGGCTTCAATGGTGACAGATTCTACCGACCTGCACAAGAATTTGGTGACTTTATAGAATATACAGGCTCAGTTATGTTTATCGACCCTTCTGGTAAGGGTAAAGACGCTACAGGTTATGCCTGTGTAAAGATGTTAAACGGTAATCTCTTTGTTTCTGATGCTGGTGGACTAATCGGTGGTTATTCTGACGCTGTTTTAGAAAAATTATCTCGCATTGCTAGAGACAATAAAATAAATTCTATCCTCGTAGAACAAAACTTTGGGGGTGGTATGTTTGCTGAACTACTTAAACCCTTCCTTAACAGATACCATCCATGCGAAGTACAAGACGTTAGAAATAATAAAACTAAAGAACTCCGTATAATCGACACACTAGAACCTGTTATGAACTCTCACCGACTAATAATTGACCGCAAAGTTATAGAAAAAGATTTACGTTCAAATTCCCAAGAACCACCAGAAAAAAAATTGAAATTACAACTTATTTATCAAATGTCCAGAATATCTCGCCACAGAGGTTCTCTCGTACATGATGACATCTTAGATGCTTTAGCTGGTGCTGTCGCTTATTGGACTGAATATATGGCTCAAGATGAAGATAAAAATATTCAATCTAGAAAAAATGATCTCCTTATGACTCACCTCGAAAATTGGGGCTCTTCTCTCAATAACACCATCACTCAAACTGCTATGGGTATGACCCCTCAACAAATTAGAAATTCTAACCATGATAACAATGGTTTCTTATCTAATTTTAATTAATACTCACTATAGGATAAGTGACTGAGCAACACGCACTCTCCATATATAGGGGGGCTCTACTTAGGATTCCCCTATATAACCACTTAGGATTCCCTCCGCTCTCCTTCTTAGTTAATTATTCCTTCTCTTCTGCTTCTGCTGTATCAAAATAATTTTAACCCAAAAATTTGAAGGGCTTACGCATATATGTAAACTAAAATTTACCCCATTTGCTATATAAAAAAGTTAAAAAAAAGGTAAAAATATATATAAATAACTGCAATAACTAGTGTTATAAATTATATACAATAATTTTTTTGCTATTAATAGGTTTAGTCTGTTGTTTTCTTCTATATATGTCTAACTTATCGTTATTTTTTAGAGGGTGTTAACTAGGTATGAGTACTAATAAAAGTAGTACAGAAAACATATGTTTATTTTATACAACGCTGCTGGAATCAACTGGTATAACTAAGGATAGTACATATATACTAGCGTACCTGATAACCACTTTTTTAATTTTGTACTAATAAAAGGATTAAATAAATAAATAAATTATTAGCAATATTAGAGACAAATATTAAATTATATGCAATACTAATAATAGTTAATACATTATTATTAACTGTTGCTCAATTACTTATTAGTTTTTATGACTACATCAGCACCTAGAAAACAAAAGAAAGACTTTGATCCTAATAAAGGATATGAAGAATTAGCAAACTCTTTAATAGAGATTATGGAAAAAGGTGTTAATCCTTTTAGAAGGAGCTGGACTGCTGAACAACAGCACACTAACTTCGTTACTGGTGATGCTTATCAAAATGGAAATTTGATATGTTTAGAAATTGCTAGGATTTGTAAAGGGTTTACTAGTCCTTATTGGATGGGATTTTCTCAGGCTCGCAAATTCGGTTTACGAATTAAAAAGGGTTCTAAAGGTTCTATCATTTTAAGGCCAATAGCCATTAAGAAGGAGCTATTAGACACTAACGGAAAGCCAGTTAAAGATGCTTTAGGGAATACTGAATTTACTGCTTTTACTTTGTTTACGCCATGTCGTGTATTTAATTTGGATTGTTTCGAAAAATCACCTAAATTAGAAGCTAGACTTGCAGAATTAAATAAAGAAGTAGTAGTAAATCAAAGTCCAGTAAGTGCAAAAGAAGCAAAAGCCATTAAGCAATTAATGCAGTATATGGATTCTCAAAAAATTGTATTTTCTGAGTGTGGCAATTCTGCTTTTTATAATCCTGATCTTGATAGTATTACAGTTCCTAATCAAAATAGGTTTACTAGCAATTCTTTATTCGTTGCTGTTACTAGCCATGAGTGCGGACATTCTACAGGATCTAAGAAGCGTTTAAATCGTAAAGGTATTACTGATAAAACAGCAGTATTCGGTTCTGATTTATACGCTACCGAAGAATTAATTGCAGATGCTACTAGCTGGTTATGCTGTAATGAGTTCCAGATAGATTCTAATGATGATGTCCACGCTTCATACCTTGCAGGGTGGATCAAAGTTTTAAAGAAAGAACCAAAACATCTATTAACAGTTATTGGCCAAGCTGTAAAAGCTAAGAATCTAATAATGGGTTCTTAGTTGTTTTAGATTCTCTCTTATTAGCAGTAATATTTTTACTGCTAGTAAAAGAGATTCTTTTATAGAATTTCTTATTGCTCAACTTATCCCATTTTTATTTATGGCTACAAAAAAAGAGAAGTACATCAAATTTTTAAATGAACATGATGGCTTTCAAAATTGGATTAAAAACTCACCTTTTCAAGTAGTAGGGTTTTCAATTACTGAAGAATTAGAATTAAAACTAATTTTTAGAAACTCTTATTATTTATTTGAAGATGATAAACCCGAATTTATAGAGGGTGATTTTAACAACGCTTTATTAGATTAATTATGAAAAAAAATTACAAATTATACAAAATACAACCTTTTAGAAATGATTACAAAATAGTCAATATTTCTAAAAAAGAATATGAAAGCTTAAAAGCAGAATATGAAAAAGGTGTAAAAAAATGACCAAAGAAAACAAAATAAAAGATGCTTTTAATAAAGCTATTAATAAGGATGTTTTTAATAAATTAGATTTAAAAACCCTTAGAAAATTAGATAAAATTTTATCTAAAATAAAATAATTTAGCTTTATTAGGTTAGGCAAAATTAACCCTTTAGTATTTACTAAGGGGTTTTTTATTGCCAATATTAATTATTTACTTGCAATATTGCATATACTTTGTTAGGTTAGGTTTGCTCAATTACTTATTTTTTTATTATGTCTGCACACTTGACGGATCAAGACTGTCTAAACGCACTAGCTACACTTTGGTATGAATACCACAAGCTACCACACAATGAGAGCCCACAAGCTGCATTAGAAAGAGCTTTTGTTATAGCACCTGAAGAAGTATCTACTAAGCTAGGTTACTTTGAACAACAAAATGATTTTAGACTAAGGGCTGAATCATTAATTAAGGCTCAACAGCCTGTATATAAGGGTCTAGCAGCTTGTAGAGTTGTTTATGACCTATTGCTTAATGAAAACATTAGAAGCTTACAGGCTCGCTATCCTGATGACATGAAAGAACCACTACAAGATCGTATTTGGTATAACGAATACGATTTTAAGAAGTCATCAACTGTTACTAAATGGGTATCGGAAAGAGATAGTAGAGGTTTACTAATGGTGTGGCAAATGCTTCAAGGGTGGAGCTATCAAAGTTGCGAACACTTTGAATATAGAAATTCTGTTGCTTACCAGATAGAGCAACAAATACAATACGCTATATTAGATTTGCTCAAAAAAAGATATTGCCCAGATCAAGAAAAAGATAGAGTCTGGACTACTTGGAAAGATCCGCAGCTTGATTCTCATGTAGTTTGTATTAGTGATATGCTCATGTAATATCACTAGCAGCAACAGTTAATAAGCCATCCGTAAGGGTGGTTTTTTTTATTGCTAATTTTATTAATATATTTGCAATATTATATATAAACTGTTAAGCTAGGTCTGCTCAGTTTATTTTATCTAACAATGCAATTCAAAAAAAACTTAGAGTGGCAAACAGACCAAAGGATTACAGGTCAAAAGCAGCTACTAAAAGAACATACAGAAGCAATAGAACAAATTGAAAAAACTATTGCAGAACTAGAAGAGTTAAAGCAAGTATTACAGGAGGTGCAGTAATGACTAAAAAATTTATTCCAATACCAAAAGATGAATATTTTAAAAAAATTACTAAGTATCAATGGGAGTGTCCTTTTGATCGTACACTTTCATGTCAAAGTGTTATTAGAAAAGATCCATCTGACGGTCATTCATACTTTATTGCTTCAATAAAAATGCGAGTTCCTATTAATAGAAGAGATTGGAGTGCAGAAAATGAATAAAAAAGTATTTGCTTACAAGTCAGATTTACATGGTCGATATTTTTGGCTTGGTACTTCTTATGATTTACAGTCTTGTCCTTTTAATACAAAAGATAATCCATTTTTAGACCAGACAGATTTTGTAATAGATTGGCAAGCTTGGGAAGATTTAGAAACAGAACAGCATCAAGAGCTATTAAAGATTCAAAGAGTTCTATATTGTTTTGAATTTATGCAAACTAGATTTAAAAATGATATGGAAGATGAAGAGTTAAGGCACTTACGTTTAATTAATTTGGAGGATTAAAGCCTATGTTGAAATGTCCTTATTGTGACAGTACAGAGAATGTTTGCGTAAGCACTATTAATAGGGCTTCTATTAATGGTAAGCAGCGTCAGGTTAATTATGTATGGAGAAGGAGGAAATGTACCTCTTGTGGGCAAAAATACACTACTCACGAAAAAACAGAACAAGAGTGGCAAAAAGAAAAATATCTTGATTTATTAGAAAAACTTTAATTTTTTTATTATTATGCTCAGTCAAAAATCTAAAGGTACAAAAGTACCTACACTTTCGCAAGCCTATAATATCTATTACAGAAGAAGGCTTAATGGATTATCTAGTGCTGGTGATTATCTAAAACAAATGAAGATGATTACTAATATTATTGGTGATAAACCAGTAAGTAAAATTACAGCAAAAGATATTAATAAATTAATAGATTATTTAATACAAAAACAAAGAAAGAATACAACAATAAATATATATAAAGGAAGGCTGGAAACCACACTTAGGGAAATGGTTATTGATGGTTATATACAGCCATTAACAGCACCAAAAAATTTAAAAGGTAAATCAAATGATATACATATTTTAACTGCTGATATGGAGGATAAATTATTAGCTAGGTTTGCTGAATTAAAATTTAATTTACATAGACAATTAACTATTATAGGATTAGAAACTGGTTTAAGATGGGGAGAGTTATTTAATATAAAAAAAAGAAATATTGATTTTAATAATAAACAAATAACAGTAGAAGAAAGAAAAAATAACAGTCAAATTACAATACCTATTACAGATAAAGCAGCTTCACTTTTATACGATCATTATGGATGGTGTGATGACAATGAAAAACTATTTCCTTTTGATAATAAATGGAAGTATGCAGGTTGGAATATAGCTAGGAGAGATTTAGGTTATAAAGATATATCTTGGTATGTACCGCACATTACTAGGCATACAGCTTGTACAAGAATGTTACAGAAGGGAGTTCCTTTACCTGTAGTATCTGCTTGGATGGGTCATAAGAGTATATCTATTACTATGCGATACTCACACTTTGTACCGTCAGTTATGAATCAATACAAGGAGTTATTAAATAAATGAAAACGCAAGAAAAAATAAAAAAAGCGAAAGAAAGAATTAAAGAATTAGAACTATTAATCAAATTATGGCAACAAAAAAAATGAAACTAATTGACCTACAAAAAAAACTAGAAAGTGATATGAAACAGCAAGGTATCACTAGACGTACCTCTAAAATTATGAAAAACATAGAGGACGAAAAAGAATCTAATAATGATTACATGAGGGCTATTATGTCTCATGGTATTGCTGACTTTACTAAAGGGTTAGAAGAGTTTATAGAACGATCTAATAAAGGTGTAGCAGGTCGTAAAGCTACAGCAGTACATATACTAAAAAGATTTCCTGATTTAGATGTTGTTAGTTTTATTGTTTTTAAAGTAATACTTGATGGTGCTAGTCACGTTAGAACTGTTACTAATGTTTCACTTGCAATAGCTAGTCAGTTAGAAGATGAATTAAGGTTTACTTATTATCAAAAAGCAAATAGAATTTTATATCAAAATTTAGAAAATCATTTAAAAGATACTAACCATAGAAAATACAGAAGGACTGTAGTAACGCAGCACTATAGAAAACAAGGATATGTTTTTAAAAAAATAGATAAAAACGATAAATTAAGACTTGGTTTTTTAATGATTGACATAATGATTAATAAGCTAGGTCTGATTAAGTTAAGTAATAGTGGTAAATCTAAGAAATATATACAATTAACTGAAAGTGCTGTTACTTGGATTAATAATCAAAAGTTAAATAAATACATTGCATTACCTGTTTACCTACCTTGTGTAATAAAACCTCGCAAGTGGACTAATCCTTATAATGGTGGTTATCATTCTGAACGGTTAAATCATTTTTCTATAGTTAAAACAAACAGTAAAAAGCTATTAAAGAAGGTAGCAGAACAAAATCCAAAGCATTTATACAGGGCTGTAAATGGCTTACAAGAAACAGGTTTTATTGTTAATAAGAAAGTATTAGACGTAGCATTAGAACTGTTTGATAGGGGCATAGAAGTAGGTTGTATGATTAGTGCAGAACCAGAACCGTTACCACCTAAACCATATGATATTGCTACTAATGAAATTGCTAGAAAAAAATGGAGACATGAAGCAGCTTTAATACATGATATAAATGCACATAATGTAAGTAAAAGATTACAAACGCTAACTATATTAAATACAGCAGAAAAATATCAAGATAATAAATTTTTTCATTGTTATCAAGCAGATTTTAGAGGAAGGCTGTACGCACTAACAGGTCACTTTAACCCACAAGGAAATGATCTAGCAAAAGCCTTACATTTATTTGCTAATGGTGATGAATTATCTTTAGACAACTATCAATGGTATAAATTATACGGTGGCAAATTAGCTGGTCTTACAGGATATTTTCAAGCAAGTATGGAGTTTGACAGTCAATGCAGAAAAATAGCACAAGATCCTTTTGAACATTTAGATTTGTGGGCTACGCAAGAAAAACCATTTCAATATTTAGCTTTTTGTTTTGATTATTACCAATTTTTATTGAAAGCTAGAAATAATGAAAAATATATATCACATCTACCAGTACATTTAGATGGATCTAATAATGCTTATCAACACATAGCAAGTTTATGTAAAGATAACAAACTAGCAAAAGCAGTAAATCTAAAAGAAACTATGTTTATAGATGACGTATGGAATTATGATGATAGCTCTAAACAAGACTTATATACAGAAGTATTAGACCAATTATTAATTAATTTTAAATCTATATTTTTAGCTAATAATCAGTATGTGATTGATTGGTTAAAAGAAGATATTAATAGATCTATTATAAAAAAACCTATACTTATGATTCCTTATGGTGGTACTAATTTTGGAATAGTAAATTATTTAGAACGTCAGACTTGGAAAGAACCAAAAACTTATGAACATTATAAATTTTTAACACATCACATACGTTTAGCACTTAATCAGGTCAGCCCTAGCTGTGAGTATGTGATGAATTATTTAAAAGAAAAAGCAGTTACTTCTTGGATTTCGCCTAGTGGTTTTTATGTACAGCAAGAATACAAAAAACAAGTAGGAAAAAGAATACAAACTAAATTAGGAACAAACAGAATACAGCTACAAATAAAAGAAGATACAGATATACCAGATAAGAAAAAATTAAGAGCAAGTATTAGTGCAAATTATATACATAGTCTTGATGCTGCAAATGTACATTTAGCTATATCTAAATCTAGGAGTAAAGGTTTAAAACAATTTATAACTGTCCATGATAGCTTTGCTACTACTGCTGCTGACATAGATAAATTTATTAAAATTGTAAGAGAAGCATTTGTAGAATTATATACAAAAAACAACTGCCCTATATACAAAGAGCTACCACCTATAGGGGATTTTAATGTAAAAGAAGTTATCAAAGCACTATATATATTTAGTTAAGGCTAGACAAGTAATGAAATAAATGTATGATTATTAAACCTCTATACGAGGTGACTTTTAAATATTAATTCAAGGTATTTCTAATGACTTTTAAATTTGAAAAAAATCTAACTTCTTGCAGAGCACATTTAACTTATTGTTGGTTAGTTAATCCAGATGAAAAATATAATAATTATCAGGCAACATTACTAATAAAACCAGACATGAAGCATTTGCTTGATGATGGTACAGAAGTTAATTCTGCTGAGTATATGTTAGATCAGTTAGAAGGTATTAAAAAAGAATTTCAAGATTCTTTAATTAGTGCATATCCTGATCGTAAAGGTAAATTTAAATGGCAAAGAAATAAAGATGGTGAGCCTATGCAATACTGGCAAGTAACAGCAGATGGCCTGACAATAAAATTAAAGAAAAAAGCAGGTGGATTAAAAAAGAATGGTGAAGCATATACATCTGTACCGCCAAAATTTTTTAAACAAGAAGGTGACATAATGAAATTATGCACACCAGAAGAAGTAAAAAGGTTTGATAAAATAGCACCAGAAAGTATAGGTCAGGTTAATATTAGAATCTCAGGTTATGACATGGATTACATAGGATTAAAATTAGAACCACAAGGTATATGTGTAAGACACTTTGTACCTTTTGTAGGTGGTATGCAAACAGCAGAGGACTTCGGATTTGCCCCAGAAAAAGAAACAACAACCCAAAATAATTGGGAAGCAGAAACTATTGGATCAGCAGGTGCAACATCAGGATCAGACTTCTAATAAATACAAAAGCAAATTTGAAGCTGACTTTGCAGCTACACTTAACAAAAAGAAAATTGTATTTACTTACGAAACTTTAGAAATAGATTATGAAATTACTTGCTGCTACAAGCCTGATTTTATCCTCAACAATTTTATTGTTGAAACAAAAGGGTACTTCTCAAAAGAAGATAGAAGAAAGCATCTTATCATCAAGAAGGCTAGACCCGAACTAGATATTAGATTCTGTTTTCAAAACAGCAAAACTAAATTATCTAAAGCTAAAAACTCTATCTCGTATGCCAAATGGTGTACGAGACATGGGTTTCTTTATTGCGATAAAACTATTCCAGAAGATTGGTATGACAAATGAAAAACCTGACAAACCAAAAGCAGGTGATATGTTTTTAGATCCTGTAAATAAGATGTGGAGAGTTTACAACGGTAAAACTTGGGTTGATGTAAACCTTAGAGAACACAAATGCAACTTAGATGAAGAGTAACTATACAAAAAAAACTGCTTGCCCAGAGTGCGGTAGTAAAGATAACCTAGCTTGGTTTGATGATGGTCACGCTTATTGTTTCTCTGTTGATTGTGGTTACACATACTTTCCAAAGCAAGAAAAAAACAAACCATTAAAACTTATACAACCATCACCATTTAAAACTGAACCTGTGAAATTATTAAAAGTTACATATCAAGATTTACCTAAACGTGGAATCACTAAAGAAACTTGTGAACTATATGGATATGGTATTAGTGAATATAAAGGTTCACCTTGTCAGGTAGCTACCTATAAAGATCAATACGGTAAAGATGTAGCACAACATATAAAGTTTCCAAATAAAAAATACATTTGGATAGGTGATATGTCAAAGGTACAACTATGGGGTCAACATCTATGTAGGCAACAAGGTACTGGTGGTATATATCTATCTGTATTTGAAGGTGAAACTGACTGCATGGCTGCTAGTCAAATAGTAGATCATAAGTTTCCTTGTGTATCAATACCGTCAGGTGTTCAATCAGCAGCAAAATTTATTTCTTTAAATTATCCTTTTTTAGATAAATATTGCAGGGTAGTAATTTGTTTTGATAATGATAAAGCTGGTGAAGCTGGTGCTGAAAAAGCAATGGCTGCATTACCTAAAGGAAAGGCTGCAATAGCAAGACTTCCAGATAATATAAATGATGTAAATGATCTACTATTAGCAAAACGTGGTAATGAATTAAGAGATATACTTTGGAAAGCACAAAGCTGTAGATCAGATCATATTATTAATGGTGCTGATGCTTGGGATATATTTACAAAAGAAACAAGTGAACCTATATGTGATTATCCTTACCCAGAATTACAAAAATTTTTAACAGGTATTTATCCAACACAAATGATAACTATAGCTGCTGGTAGTGGTACAGGAAAATCTACGATTTGCCGAGAATTGGCATATCATTTTTTACGCAATGGTTTACGAGTAGGGTATCTAGCTTTAGAAGAATCTGTACAAAGAACTCTTATGGGTTTAGTTGGTATAGATATGAATATACCCTTGCACTTAGCAGCTAAAGAAAGTATTAATCAGGATGAACTAAAATCGTCTTTTGATAAATTAACTTCTGGACGTAACCTGTTTTTATATAATCACTTTGGAAGTATAGAACCAGAAATATTAATTAATCAGATAAGAGAACTAGCTACAGTAGATAAGGTAAATGTAGTAATACTAGATCATTTATCAATAGTCGTTAGTGGTGTGTTAGATAAGATAGGTGATGAAAGAAAAGGATTAGATTTAATAACAACTAAGCTAAGAAGTCTTGCAGAAGAAACAAACATAGCTTTAGTAGTAGTATCACATTTATCAAGGCCACAAGGTAAAGGCCATGAAGAGGGAGCAGACGTACAATTAAGAGACATTAGAGGATCACATGGACTTGTCCAGACTTCAGATGTTTGTCTAAGCTTGACTAGAAATCAGGTAGGTGATGCTGCTGAAAGATCGCAACTACAGTTAAAGATATTAAAATCACGACATACTGGTATGACAGGAGAAGTAGATAAGTTACTTTATGACCAAAGTACAGGTCGCTTAATTGTTTACTCTGACAACATTTTCTAATGACTTTATTAATTGATGCTGATTATTTAATTTATTCTTCTTGCTGTGCTGCTGATAAGCACATCAAATGGGATTTACACACTTGGAGTTCTTATAGTGATGAAAGGGATGTAATGCAGATAATAGAAAGCAGAATAGAACATTACATAACTGTTGTAGAGGAAAAACACGATATTGTTATGTGTTTTAGTTCATATCCTACATTTAGGCATCAAATATTTCCTGACTATAAGTTAAACAGAATAAATAAACCCAAGCCATACGGATTAAAAGCAGCAATAAATAACGTAAAAAATGAATATAATTCAGTCTTTTATGAAAATTTAGAAGGTGATGATGTATTAGGTTTATGTGCTACTAATGGTAGATATGATGATCCAATAATAGTAAGCGTTGATAAAGATATGAGAACAATACCTTGTAAGTTATTAGCTGCTGATGATTTAGAACTAATTACTAGAAAAAAAGCAGATAGACAATGGATGTGTCAAAGTCTTAGTGGTGATCCTACTGATAACTATAAAGGGCTAGATAAGGTAGGTGCTGTAACAGCAGATAAAATTATTGGAGAAGCAAAAACAACTGAAGATATGTGGTTAAAAGTAGTAGCAGCATATGAGAAAAAAGGTCAAACTGTTGGTGATGCAATTATGACTGCAAGACTTGCAAGAATATTAAGAGAAGGTGATTATGATTACAGTACAGGTGAAGTAAAACTATGGAATCCTAAGTTTTAAGAACCTAAAGTGTGATATTTTGCAGTTGCACGTTATATTATAATTAAGTTTTCTTATTACATTTTGTCTGACATATTACCAGTAATAACAGATGAAATGATAAATGCTTTATCTGTTGTTTTTCCTAGTAAGCCACCTGAGTTATCTGATACAGATAGAGAGGTATGGTATAAAGCAGGTCAAAGATCAGTTGTTGATTACTTAGTTGAGCAACAAAGAAGGCAAAAAGAAACTATGCTAACCAATTCAGTAATAGCTGACATTTAGTTATGTGTTTTAGAGCACCCAAGCCACCACCTCCTCCTGAGATACCAAAGCCAAGACCACCTGCACCTTTACCAGAGGAGACTGCATCTGCACCTATTACTGGTAAGAAGAGGACTTCGCAACAAACATCAGTTAAATCTGCAACGAAGAAAAAAGAAGATTCTGTAACATCAAGATCTGGTGCTGCTGCTACTGTTGCAAGACGTAGATTAGGTACAAGTTCATTACGAATACCTTTATTAACTAATCTCAATACACCCTTATAACAATGGAAACAGAAACAGCAGAAGCAAGATATAACAAGATGCAGACGGAAAGATCAACGTATGAACGTGATGGAGAAGAAGCTGCTCAGTTAACTATCCCATCAATGTATAGACAGAGTAAAAGTAAAAGTCAAAAAATAAAAACACCATATCAAGCTACAGGAGCAAAAGCTGTTAATACATTAGCTGCAAAATTATTAGCAGTTTTGTTACCACCAGAACAAAGTATGTTTCAACTAACTATTGATACATTACAACTAGCAAAAGAAGGGCAACCAGAATTTAGTAGTGAGATAGATAAAGCTTTAAGAACCTATGAAAAAGCTGTTAATAATGAGATTGATATATCTAACGATAGAGTAGCTTTGTTTGAAGCTTTAAAGCATCTTATAGTAATAGGAAATGT